GTGGTAGCGGTTGAGGTGTCCCTAGATGACGGCCGGTATTGCGCGGTGCGTGTCAATCACACCGGGCAACCCGGCGAGGTAACCGCCACCGTGGAATTCGTCGTGGACACCATGGCCGAGGCATGGCGGCGTATCGAGGCCCTAGCCGCGGACCCCAAATTGGTTATTGCCGTAACCCCCACATTGGATTTGCATTGCCCGCTTACGTTGCAACGCCGCCGCCAAATATGGGGCTACCAAGAGGTAACCCGATACACGGCCGCGGTACGCCAACTAATCACCGAGGGCAAATTACGGCACACCGGGGAAACCATGTTGGCCGAACACGTAGGCCGAGCGGTAGCCGGCCGCACCAACGGCACCATTTCGTTATCGTCGCAACGATCACCCGGCCCAATCGAACTAGCGCGGTGTTTGGTGGCGGCGGTGGGGCTACTGATCCATAACCGGCAACCCGTAGGCCGGCCCGTGTTTGTGTCCGTACCGCACCGTGCCGCGAGTTAGTGTTATCCCATGGCAATGTTCGCTAAAAAAGAACCGGTAGCACCAAAAGCGGCGGTGGCCGCCGCACGATACGGCAACAACGCCGGTAACGCCGGTGCGTCCATGGTGGACAAATTCGTGTTCTACACCGCGGACCCAAGCGTCGAGGCCGCGTTACAAGTACCAACCGTTAGCCGTGCGCGTGATCTTATTTGTTCCATGGTTGGGTGCCTAACCATTAAGCAATATTCCCAACAATGGAACGGCGAATACATGGAAAAAATTTACATTCCACCGGACACGTGGTTTAACCAACCCGATCCAAACGTGACGCGCAATTTCATATTGGCCAACACCGCTAGCGACCTAATGATGTTCGGCCGCGCATTTTGGGCTATTACCGAACGGTTGGGAAATCAATTTCCAAGTAAATTCACGTGGCTACCCGCGCAAAACGTTTACACGCTCGACCAAACCGGGCCGCAATGGTTCGGCCCTAGCGACCAGATCACATTTCAAGGGGCACCATTAAAAACAAACGACGTAGTGCAATTCCTATCCCCTAACGGTGGGCTTATTTACCAAGGCGTTAGCGCGATCACTACCGCGTTACGTCTGCAACGCGCCGCCGAACGATTTGCAACGAACGAAATCCCGAGCGGGTACCTAAAACAAACCGGTGGGGAACCAATGAACGCGCAAGATCTCGCGGACATGGCCGCCGCATTTGCCGCGGCCCGCCAACAATCCACCGTTGCGGCCCTAAACGAATTTGTGGACTACAAAGAAACGTCCCACAAACCGGACGATTTGCAATTGGTCCAATCCCGCGAATTTATGGCGTTGGAAATGGCGCGGCTAGCAAATATTCCCCCGTACTTAGTGGGCGTATCGGTACCCGGTTACACGTATCAAAACGCCGATAGTGCCCGCATGGATTTGTACCAATTTGGGGCCAAACCAATTATTGAGGCAATCGAGCAAACGTTGTCTATGAACTCGATTGTGCCCCGCGGCCGGTACGTTGAATTGGACGTGCGCGGCTACCTTGAGGAAAACGGCATGGCTACACCGGACACGGACGATAGCGACGGTAACGGAACGGTGGGTGGTGGCGGGCTTAACGTCGCTAGTTCGTTGCCACCCACTACCCGCCAACCCGTAGTAAAGTGAGGCACCATGATTAGGTTTACAGCGTCACCAATTGAGATAACCGCCGCCGAGGGTGAGGGAAAACGCGAAATTATGGGCGTTGCCGCACCGTACAACGTGGTGGCCACCGTGTCAGACGGTACCGAGGTTATGTTTCTACCCGGATCGTTGCCGGTGGACGGACCCGCACCAAAACTCATTCAGGACCACGATTTGACCCGGGCCATTGGTGTGGTTACCGAGCGTGTAGCGGACGAAAACGGCGTGTATTTCACCGCAAAAGTGTCCAAAACTCAGGCCGGCAATGAGGCGTTGGAACTTGCCAAGGACGGGGTATTGGACGCGGTAAGCGTTGGCGCGGAACCGGTGGACGCGGAAATGGACGAAAACGGGGTGTTGGTTGTTGCGTCCGCTAGGTGGGTTGAGTTATCGTTAGTTCCGTTAGGCGCGTTTCCACAAGCAAGGGTTACACAAGTAGCGGCGGCAAAAGAAAAGGAAAACAAAACAATGTCCGAGATTACCACCACCCCAAACGTTGAGAACGTCGAGGCCGCACCGGCACCGGCACCAACCGCACCCGTGTGGGCCGCCGCAAAGAACGAACGCGAATTCCCGTTGCCAACACCCGGCGAATACATGGCCGCTATCCACGTTGGTGGTGAGGTGTGGCGTAACGTCAATGCCGCATACCGACAGCACCAAGCCAAGAACCAGACGGCAATTCAGGCCGCACTCGCGCAAGATCTCACCACCGATACGCCGGGCTTGTTGCCCACACCGGTGTTGGGTCCCGTGTTCGAGGATCTAAATTTCGTGCGTCCGGTTGTGTCCGCGTTGGGCACCCGTGCAATGCCAAACGGCAACGGTAAGGCGTTTATTCGTCCTACCATTTCGCAACACACCGCCGCCGGCACTCAGACTGAGGGCGCGGCCGTCACGTCGCAAAAAATGACCATTGCGAGCAACAGCGTTACCCGCACCACGGTGGCCGGTGGCGTGTTTATCTCGCAACAGGATTTGGATTTCACGGATCCGTCCGCACTCGAGGCCATTTTGCGCGATCTCGCCGGGCAGTACATGATTAAAACGGACGATATCGCCGCGGACGCATTGGTAGCGGGTGCAACCGCTAGCGGTTCGACGTGGACCGTTACCGCCAACGATCCAACAAGCCTTATTGCCGCGTTGTATGACGCGGGCCGCGAAATCCAAGAGGACACCAATTTCACACCCACCCACGTGTTCTGTTCTCCGAACGTGTGGGAAAAATTGGGTTCTCAATTGGACGCGGACAAGCGGCCGGTATTCGGTTACACGTCCGGCGCGTCACTCATTGGAACAAACACGATCGGTTCGGCCGGCCGTTTGTCCTACATGGGCACCAATATCATGGGCTTGGAATTGGTTGTGGACAACAATTTCGCTACCGATACCTTGATCGTTGCCCGCGCCGCCGGGTTCGAGTGCTACGAAAACGTCCGTGGCATTATGACCAAAGAGGACCCCGAATTGTTGGGCCGTAATTTCACCTACTACGGCTATTTCGCAACGTTCGTAGCGGACGCAACAATGATCCAAAGCATTGCAATTGCCTAACAATTAGGGGGTATGGCCAATGGCCACCTACACAATTGTTAGCAAACAAATTACGTCGAATTATGGCGTGGTGGCAACGCTTACCGCTAACGAAATAGTTACCGGCCAAGAGTTCACCATTTCCGGGCTAACCGGATTTAACGGCACGTACACCGCCATAGATTTGCCGCAATACGAATTTACGGGCACAAACACCGCCGGGGATTTACTATTTAACCCGGCGGTGCTATTACCCAACCAAGTGTTGTTCGCACTCACCGCGGACGATATCGAACGCACCGCCGCGGCCGGCACGATCACCTACGCATTGACGTGTACGTGGATAACCATTGCAGACGTTGAGGATTGGCTAGGTTTCACCGTTACAAACCCGTCGAGCGACTATGACCTACTAACCATTTGTGTGGCCGCCGCCAACGCGTACGCGTACCGTAAACGCCAAGAGGCCGGTTATTTTGACGCGTCCCTATCCACGGTGCCTAGCCAAGACGTGCGGCTAGGCACGATTATGTACGCCGGGGCCTTGTACCGCGAACGTGGATCTATTGACCAATACGCGTCATTTGATCCGTTGGCCACCGGCACACCAACCGGCGGCAGTATGGGCCAAATCATGCGGCTACTAGGGGTTAATCGGCCGGCGGTTGCCTAATGACCGCCACCGTAAACGCGTTTAAGTTGGGTTACGACAACGTAGTGGACAAACTACAAACCATTACCGGGCTACGGGTGGTGGACGATCCACGGAACCTAAACCCACCGTGCGCATTTGTGGACGCACCCGTAATTCGTATGAATAGCAACCTAGTGTTCGATATGACGTTTACCGTAAAGATCATTGGCATAGGCCCCGGTGACTACAAATGCTTAACGCAATTACTCGAATTGGCGGACCTAGTACGCCGCGCACAAATCGGCCTAACGGACGTACGGCCGGCGGTAACCACCATAGGTAGCCAAGAATTTGCGTCTTACGAACTAACCATTGGGGCTAAAATAGGGCCATGAGTACCTACCGCGTAACCAAAGCATTTGCCGACAAACAACCCGGGGACGTGGTACCGGCCGCCAATTTCCCGTTGGACGATTTCTATTACCTACTCAAAATTGGGGCTATCGTCCCCAACGGTGACGTGCAAAGCGGCCCGAAACGTGCTAAAAAAGTAACAACGAAAAGCGAGGACTAACCCATGGCAATGCCACAAACCGTTTACTACTCCGCACCCGAGGTAAAAATCGGTGCGTCTAGCGGATCGTCCGTTGATCTGTCCGAGTTCGCAAAATCTGCCGTACTGACGCGCCAAGCGGACGCGCTCGAGAGTTCGAGCATGGCAAGCCGGGACCG